TTTTTTAAACCTTCAAGAGCAGCGGTAGACGTTATCTTTCCGTTGTTATTAGGGATCACTAATACAGTGTCCCCATCAAAGTCAGCGCCTGATAATCTTTCTGCAACTTTTGCGTTGATACCTACCGCGTCTAGGGCGTCACCCAAAATGTCTTTTGATTCTTTGTGTTTGTTATTAACTTTTAACTTTGGAATTTCAAAAGTACCGCCATGTGGGAATCTAATTAAAACTACTTCTTCGCCATTTTTATAGTTAGGTGCATAGATTTCACTAGGCTTTAGTGACCTAATTGGCATAATCACATGATAAGCCTGTCTTGGTAAGCTAGCAGCTGATAAATGTACGGATGCGGCGTCAGTTCCATCAGCAAATTCGTCTAAAAGTTTTTTCCTGACGGCTGGATTTGTCAACTCCTTAATTGTTTTCAAATCATTGGCGCGTCTTTCATACGTCATGTCCAGCTGTTCTTTAGCTAACTGTGGAGTTTGTTTTGACAACACCTGAGTCGAGATGGATTTAGACCATTTTCCCCATTGACCCTCTTCTGTTAGAATGTTCATAACAGAAGTTACTTTTTGTTTGCCATCCTTGGTGGGCTTAGTTATTTGTCTACTAACTGTAGCGCCAAAAGGATTGTCCGGGTCATCTGAAAGTGGTTTTAAAACGTCTAACTTATTTTTGACGTCTGATTTAGATTTGTTTGTATTAAACACAACATCAACGCCGTCTGGTAAATCATTTTTATAGATTGCCATACCCTTCATGTAATGTGATTTACCAACCTGAATTCTTACCTGTGCGTACCTAGAGCCTCCTATAGAAAGATCTTCTACACCAGGACGCATATAAATAACACCGTCAGCTTCTTCTCCGCCGTCTTCTTTATAATTGATAGAAATTCTTTTTGGATTTAAAGGTAGAGGCGGCAGCATACCCAAAATAGTTTTACCAGTATCATCCAAATGAATGTTCGGCGCTTTGATGTTGTAGCGATTCTTACTTACATCACCAAAGGTTGTTCCTGGAGGCGCCAAAACTTTAAAGTTTGTTTCAAAATCAGTTCCTAACTGTCGAACTTTAATGTTAGTATAAACGTTGTAACCTTCGCTTTTTAGAATTTGAAGGGCAGTGTTAAGCCGCTCTTTACTAACATTAAGATAGTTCTCAACTCCATTACCAACGTCAGTCAAACCGTTTTTATCAACAAACTCTCTTAAGATTGAAGCGGTTTTTAAGGTTAAATCTTCTTTGTCTTTTAATCCTGGTGCTAAAAGGCTTCTAACTGTAGACTCTGGGATCCCCATTTGTTTCCCAATAGCCACATTACTCATACCTTTGTCTTTAAGTCTTTGCGCGGTTGCTTGATCAGCTGCTTTTTTTTCAGATTTTGCCAATGACTTTGCCGCCCTTAATTCTGCGGTTGTCATACCAAAGCCCTGCGCGATTTCGGTTTCTTTTAATCCATCTTTTTTTAATTTTGCGACGGTATCTAAGAAGTCTCTGTTGTTTGACGTGACAAAAGAGTCGCCTCCACTACCCCAAGGGTACCTACCTGATTTTCTAATAATACCATAATGAGCAAGATATTCTTCTTCTTCAATTAACACAATCACCCTCCTCAGAATCTGTCAGAGTTTCTCATTTCTTCGATTTGTTGGTCAAACTCAACAATGATATCCATGATGTCAACAATTGTCTCAGCATATGGCTCAAAAGTTCTAACGTCTTCGCCTTGATAGATCCTCAACTCAATCTCAATATCAAACGGAGAAATAGAGTACTCTAAACAAAACAAAGCCGCATAAACTTCAAGTTGTTTTTCTTTTGTCGGAGTAATCCCAGTTTTCAAATCATGAATTCGTAATTTGTTTCGTCTAAAAGAAATTGTATCTGCTGTACCAAAACAGTTATCGGAATAATATAACGCTTGTTCGCAATTCATTTTATAGTATATAGCGTCATTAACATATGTGGATAAAGATTTGTTTGACCTAGATAACTTTACCCCTAACCTAATTGCCTCATGGGCAAGATCGTGTAAATCAGACCCTCTTCTTGCGGCTTGAGCAGCGACAAATCTAGACTCTAATTTTTCATAATTATAGTTAACCCAACTATAGTTACTCGGGCTCAAAAAGGCGTGCTTGCCTTGTAATTCCGAATGCCGATTGAAGAGCATCTAAAACTTCCTCCTCGTTTTCCGGAAAAATAAATGCTGAAAACGACATTCCGTTTAACATGTCAACATAATAGTTTTGATTTGGCCGAATTGGGGCATCAGCATGTGTTTTAACTTCTAACATCGCCCAACTATCTTTATATAGAATAATTAAATCTGGAATTCCTTGCACGTAAGTTGGGTCGTTTTTAATGACCAAACAGCCCGGTAAAATTGATTCCAGTTTTTTGATGAGATAGTGTTGATAGTCTTTTTCCAGCATTTTCCTCCTTAAAAAAAATAATGTGAAAAAGTCACATTCCTCCTATTATATACGATGTATTTTATAAGACAGTATACGTTAAGCAAAATAATAGGAGCAATCTGTTGGGTAGATGCTTTCCCCTGTGTGAGTTGACCTAAGGACGTCTGAGAATAATAATCCTTCAGATAACCCAGCTTCAATAATTGACGGATAAACAACATCTGTTTGTGCGTTTACTGTTTTGTTAAAGTACACGTCTGGGTATTCGTTTGTCATTTGCCTAGCGTACATCTGAGCAAACCACCTAGGCCTCCAGGCTAAGTTATTTGCACTGACGTGAGTTTTATTTCCATCTAAAACAATAACTGTATTACAATAAACGTTCCGTTCGTCTCTTTCGTCAAACGGAAGTGGTACAAATGCCTCAGCAACCAAAACTCTAATAGACCTAGTAACTCTGTACCCTTCTTGATTGACCAACGTTACTTTTAAATCCCCCTGCAGAGTCCTACTAAGGGCCATAAACTTTTCTGCTTTTCGATTGTAAACACTACCGTAGTTTGAAATAGAATAATTTTCATAGTTTTCAATTGGGTGCCAAACTTCTTCCATTTTTATCTCCTTTTTGTGTGCGTCAAATGTCAAAAATTTTTGCAGAAAACTTTTTTATAATTTGTAGATTATACGCTTACTATACACCCATATAAGTCGTATAATATTAATAATAATAAAAAGTTTTTAGGTCGTTTTTCTCAGATATGACGCAGCACAGAAATTCCTTTATTTTAAAGGGTTTTTTAAGGTTTTTAGCGTACTGAGCCACGTCATATCTGAGAAGTTTAACACTATACGTCAAAGACCGGGCCAAACTTTTCGTTATCCTCTATGAATTTTCGTTCATTAAAGTTCTTTTTTGAAGTCAAAGAATCTTTAATTGCTCGGTCAATTACAGAATTTGACGTAAGTACGTAGTAGTATAACTTCTTATAAGGGGTGTCAAGACGGTCAATTCTACCTTGTGCCTGAATAAAGTTCTTGTACGAATATGTCATAGAGTATAGAACCATAGCATTAGTTGTAGTACAGTTCCATCCTTCTGCGCCAGCAGTGTATTGAACTAAATAAACCCAGGAATCTTCTACTGGAATCGGATCTTTTTTATGTCCGTTCCATTCATACACATTTATTTCGTCGGAGAGAGTTCTTAGGATATCCAGCTCGTAATTAAAAGTGTAAAAGATTATAAGTTTTTTATGACACTTTATAAGAGTTCTAATCATATCTAACCTAGAAGGATCTGTATTAACGACTCTTCTTATCAAACGAAACAATTCAGACACGTCTTTTACAGGCCGCTCTTCGTAAACATTCCATCTTTCTTTGTACGCAATATCAAAAAGATGTTTGTCATAATCAACATCAATATAGTTTATAACTCTTACTGTGTTTTTAATGAACGGCATCTCGACTAAAACGTCATTACGAAGTACTTCTAAATGCGCCTCATTTAAATACTTTCTAATTTTTGGATACCTGGAAAATGGTTCATAAACGACGTGTTTCATTTTGAATTCCGTGGCGTTTTTGTAGAACCCATTTGCGACAAAGACTGGAATATAATCAATCCAGGTGTCTCCAGGCGTAGCGCTTAAAAGAACCCACGAATTGTTTTTAGCAATCTTGAGGAAGCTTTTTGTCCAAGCTCCAGACCCAACTAGTCTTTGCTCGTCAAAGACAAAAAAGTAATCCTTGTAATCTTCAAATTTTTTGATGTTATTCCAAGAGTCAATAATGATAGCCCCGGAACAAGTGGCTTCTGGGTCTGGACTAATACCAAAGCGGGCAGCTTCTTTTTCCCATTCTAGACTATCTCGTTTTTTTGCCGTTGTAATTACGCAAATATCTTTCGGAGCTTCTTTCTCCATGTAGTACCCAAGAACCGTAGCTGATTTACCTGTGCCAACACCTCCCCATAAAATCTTTCCACTTGACAGCTGACTAATAGCAAGTTTTTGATGCTTCATCAATTCAATCATTTAATCCTCCTTTATAAAAAAAGTGTGATGCCTTGTATCGGGTAATACAAGACACCGCACTTTGAGATCACTTCAGATTGATCTTCGTGATAGCGATATCGAAGTCAGCGAATCTCACC